TGGGATATTGCAATCTGAAGCCCCTTACAATATCCCACCGCCTCCGCCGTATACCGCAGAGTCTCCTCCGCCAGGTTGCACAGGTACTTGCCCCGACCCAAATCCGCCTGCTTCTCCGCCTGCAACTCCCGCAGGCGCTTCAGGTACAACTCCGTTACCGGGTGCGCCTGCCATCTCAGGTATTCCTCCGGGCTCAGGTCGTCCAGGCTGTTCGCCGGGGTTGTCCGTACCCAATTGCTGTTGTTCTCCGCCATATTCACGCTCCATAAAAGTTTGTACTAACGCCTGCAATTCCTGATTCTGCCGAATTACTTCTTCCACTTGATTGCGTAACTTAATATCGCCGATGGAGGATAAGACCAATTCGCTTTCAATGCGTACCTTGTCCGCCTCGGCCAATATCTTCTGCACTTCGGCCTCGGCCTTGAGCCGATCCACCGCCAATTTCTCATTGGACTGCCGCAGTTTCTCCTCTTCCACCAACAGTTCCGGCGGCGGCGGGGTAGGCTGCTCGTCGGAGGGCACAATCCGGTCTATATCCGGTTCGCCGGAATAGCGCAAAATTCGGCGGTGGATTTCCTTGTCGTTCAGCCCCCTTCCCGCCAAGGCTCCCAGCAGTTGCCCCCGCGCTTGTTTCTGCTCGTCGCTTAGATTCTTGGGGTCGCTCTCAGGCATCACGTCAATCATGCCGTCGTTGTCCAAATCCCCCGCGAACAACTGCTGCCCCGCCCCGTAGAACACGGGCTGATTGGAGTCTTGCAGTTGGTCGAGCCCCAATTGTGGACGCCCGTACACGCCGACCAACTCGTAAATCTTCTTGTAAATGCTCTTGTACGAACGGTGGTAGCGTTTCAGGATATTGGAATACACCTGCTGCCCCTGATTAATCAGCGCCATGACGCTGGTGGCCGGCATGTTGGCGTGGGGCTGGTTTCCGCTCATAATCTCCGAGGACGAAGATAACTGATTCCCCTGCTCCGAGAGATAGCCCAAGAGGGCAAATTGAAACTGGGAAGGGCTGGGGAACTTAAACTGGAAAATGTGCTTATTGATATCGTCGCCGTCGAACTGTACCACATTCCACATATTGGTGTCGATCGTTACCTTTCCATCCGGCCCCACCTGCTGGCCGGGAAAGCGCACATCCCCGGAAATAAACCCGCCGCAGGCGTTGTTCAAGTTCCCCGCATCAATCATTTGATTGATGAGAGAAGTGATCCCCTGCTGGCAATAGTACAGCAGCCACCCCATACCCAGGCCGTAGGCTCGTTTGCGCATGGGCGGTAATGTGGGAAAATCGTCAAAGTGTTCGATGGGAAATATTTTCAGCACCTTGCCCTCTTCGTTGCGCCGGATGCGACTCGCGTTGTACCGCGCCGTAATTCGCAACACCCTACCCGTTTCGTGCTCGGTGAAAACCACATAGGGTTCGGCGTAGCCGTCATTATCGAGATCCCAATACCGATGCTGTTCCAGGATTAGATAGCCCACATCATACTGGTTCTCGACCGATTCCCCTTCATCGCCCTCCCGCTTGATGCTTTTCCCTTCGCCCAAATCCACGTCCCGAAACTCCCCGGAGCGGATTTTTTCAACAATTTCATCCCGGTACAGCCAATAGTGGTGAGTTTTGGCCCGCGCTCGCTTCACCCGTGGACCGCAATAGTTCATCACCAGGTCCTTGGCTTCGACGTAATCCACCACCGGCAAACCGGTTTCATGGTCCCAATAAGTTTTCGCAAACGAATCCCCCACCATGTAGGTCGGCGCATACCGCTGGGCCTCGGTATCCGGGAAATCCATCTGCTCGGTGAGCAGATAATTGAGGTAATCCGCCTCGCGCTCGCCCCGCTTGGCCTTCTGCCCCTGTTCGTCCTCCCCGGTGGGAACGCCCTTGAGCAGAGGGTATACCAGCAACGCCGCCTCCGCCCGCGCTCCGAATTGCACCGCCGAACGCGCCACCAGGACGTGGACCATGTTGCTCGCCCCGGCGAAGGGATAGTCCTTTTCCGCCGCTTCCGGCTGCATTTCGGCCATTTTGAGGATGCTATCGGTGCGATTGTCCCAATCCGCCCGGCTCTGCAAGTCCGCTTTGTACTGTTCAACGACCTCGGAGCCGATCTTGGTCAGGGTGTTCTCGTCCAGAATCGCGGCGATGTTGGTCATTTCGGCCAGTTCTTCCAGGGAATGGCCGGAGTCCACGCTATCGGGAGTAGGCCGGTCAAAGGCGTTGGGGTCATTTTCCGGCGAATCGTACCCGGTTTCGGTGTCGGTGGAATCATCCGGGTAAGGCACATCAAGGGCCCGGCGAATAATGTCATCGGCAAATTGCATTCTCATGGTTAGTATCCTGTCGCGCTGTTGCGGGTGCGCAGTTTTTGTTGGCGTTGCCCAAATCGGGAGTAGTCGTAATTATCAGTGCGCTTCGGCCCTACGAGAAAAGCGAAGGTCAGAGCCAGGGCATCGGCACTATCAGGGGAAGATAATCCCCTCTTTTTCATATCCTTCTTGGATTCCAATTGAACTTGATTCTTAGGGGTAAAGCCGTATTCTGGGCCGATTAGGTCGTCTCTAAGTTCGGTATCATCCGGTAGGTCGGCCTCTTGCAGCCATTCCTTCACTCGCCCCCACATTTCCGCCCGCTTATTAAGAAAGGTTCGTTCATCGTCGGCCTTGCCGCCAAAATCCACGCCCCGGAATCCCCGGCCCAGGTAGGTTAACTGGTCCACGCAGGAAGCGCCTACGCTCGCCCGATCGATAAACGTGTGGTCCGCCCGCCATTCGTCTTGCGCCCGACACACCTGCCCAGCGAGTTGAATCCCGTCCATCTCACGGTATTTTCGCAATTCTAGGAGTTTTCGGCCTTGGCGGATGACAATCACGCTCTGGTCTCCACCCATGTAAGCCGGGTCCACCCCAATAATGATGGGGTAATCCCGATGCACTTCCGGCCCCAGCCTCCGCGCCATTGCCGCTTCCACTAGGTCGGTGGCAATGAATTGGGTGTCACCAGCCCTCGGAAACTCACCCCGAACCCGAACCCGAACAAAGTCGGAGTCCTCTCCGTAGTCCTCAATCCATTGCTGGATCTGCCCCCGGTCGGCCTTCTTGGCTTCCCTGCTATCCACCCGCAGGGTGTAATAGCGATGCCGAAACTTGCCCCAGCACTCGCAGAAGCGTCCGGTGTTCCTCGTCGGATTTCCAAAAGCCACGAATATCGCCCCCGGCGTAGTCAGCGCACCTTCCGAGACCTCCCAAATCACGTCTTCGATGGCGCTCGCCTCGTCGAAAATTACCAGAACGTGCTCTTCGTGGGTCCCGGCGAAGGCTTCGGAATGTTCCACGCTCCAGGTAATCGCCCGCGCCGCCCAGGTCTCCGGGTGATCCACAGCGTAAAATTTAGTCGCGGTCCAATTGAACCAGTGGGCGTTGATCAGGCGCTTGTGCCAACGCGCCAATTCCCGCCAGGTCTTAGAGTTCAATTGTTCGCCGGTGTTGGCGGTAACGACAATCTGCGGATGAGGGCGGGTGGACATGAACCACAGCACCAGCCAAGCGACCAAGGCCGATTTTCCTACGCCGTGGCCTGATGCCACGGCAATCTTGATAGCGTTGGATAGTGCCTCGGATTCTTCGTTTTGGTCTGGTTTTGGGTGTAATCCACCGGGGGCACTTTCAATCGTGGCTCTACGGGCTTCTATGGCCGCCACTTTTTCGCCAAGGACCCGCAAAACCTCAGTTTGCCAAGTATCCGGGCCAGTTTCGTATTCCAGGTCGGTACCCGGCTCCCTCCACGGAAAAGCGTAGCGCACAAACCCCAAGGGATCGCAAAAGAACCGGGCGATATCGCCGGTTAGTTGTTCCTCAAGTTCCGCTTGGGCGCTGGGAGTGGATTGGCGCAAGGGCTATTTTTCCTCGATCCGGCTGCGGGCGCGCTGCAGTCGGTCGGCTAGGGTAGCCACAATTTCTACCTGATGCTTTTCAATATATAGTCCGAGTAGTTTTTCAATTCTCTCCAAGGCACGGCCTTTATCCCCAAAGCGATATTTGTATTTATACGTTGTTGTGGTCTCATCATCGCGGAACGTAACGATTTTATCCATGTCGATTCCCTGCAAATTGCGGCGAAGATGCTCCGGGAGGCGGTGCGGCGGCAGTAGTTCGCCGGTCTCCGGGTCGCAGGCTTCGGCGGCGTCAGAAAAGGCGATAAGCGACTCCTCCTCGATTAATCTGGAGGCATCCACGCGCAATTCTTTGGAGCGTTTTGCCTGTTCTTCCTCCAGCGCGGCCTGAATGTTTACGTTTGACAATAGCTGAGAGGCGAGAGCACGGGCTGATTTTTCACTGTATCCGGCCTTGATCGCGGATTTCGTAGCATTATAGGAAGATAGGTATTCTAAGACGAATATGCGCTGGCTATCGGCCAGCGCATCAAACGCGGTGGAGTTCTTTTTTTTTGCCACAGCCCCGCGCCTAGCTACTACCACGGGCTGGGTGGAGGGCTTGGCTTTTGCCTTATCCAGGGCATTGGGCTGTGTGGGTTGATCTGCCATATTCTTCTCGATCCTGGGGTGTGTGGTTTACTGCTTAATCTGAGATTGTGCGCCTATCCTACTGCTTGGTCTCGGCTTGCGCGCCGAGCGGGATTGGTGATTCCCTATCTCCCCGAAAGAAGACACCCCCCC